AATACCACCTACAGTAGCCTTTTTCTCATCTTTCCTTGCCTCCATGGATATTTCCCCTACCTTGCGATCGCCGAGCTGTAGGTAACCATTGTAGTGTGCTTTATCGTGTGGCTTATACTTTATCATGTAAATATCATACACTCGTGCATTCTCTTTTATAATATCATGAAAATCCTCTACTGTTAAGTCCTCATCTAATATTGCCTCCAGCTCTTCTTTTAAAAGCGGGGCACTCATGGAGTCAATTAGGAAATCACCAATCAAGTTTATGTATGCTTCCATTAACTTTGTCCGTGCTGTTTTTATCATATACATACCTCCGCATATCCTAAAAAGCAAAAGGGGCAACTTTGATTCCAAAGATTGCCCCTATAGTTGTGTTTGCTGCATGTTTGTTGACAACTACCAAATTGTCCATGCTTTCTTTATGTGAGCCTGTTAGTCGGTAAACCTTTCAAGCTCTTTTAGTGTACAGCTCCAACGGAGATTCAAGCTGCTTTACTAAATCTTTGTTCAAATTCCTCAAGCAACCTGTTATTTTCATTACGTAGTTGCTCTTCTCTTTCTTCATCAATCTCATATTCTATTTCTAACAATTCATCCAAACACTTTTTAATATCTGGGCGATTTAATAACTTTATAACGCTCTTTGAAAGTGGACTGTTAGATGGCTGTATCGCGTCAATCTCTTCTTTCGTGTAACTATTTTTTGTGCTCATCTCTTCCCTCCTTTCGGTTTGCTCTCGATAAAAAATCAAATCGGTTTTTGGGTTTGAGTCGCGATGTTTGTGATGTAACGGGGTTACTTTTCGTATATGAAGCCAATCAGGGTTATAAAGTCATCTTTTTCTATGTCATGTAGTAAATCATCTAATGTCTCGTCTTTCTTGAGTCTTCTCTCACTAATCTCACATGTTAGGTAGTCTTCGATGGTTACACCGATGACTCTATAGTCCTCAGTTTCCATTCACAGTCTCTTGGTAGCAATTGTCATCGAGTATTGCTGCATTAGCTAAGGCACTCAATGCTATGTTAAACCTTTTCTTTTGGGAAAACCTTGACTCTTTATCCAAAAAAGACGGTAAGCATTCTTTCTTAAAGGGGCAGTGAGTACATATAAGCACTGACAAGCAATTACCCTTAAGTCTGACAATCTTTTCCAATACTTCCATGTAATACATTCTTTTGTTGGTTTATATTATCTCTTATTATATTATACTGTATAATCTTGTAATAAGTTTAAAGTCCATATTTGGTATAATTGTAGTGTAGATATTAGGAGACACAATGGATAAACCCTCACAAGACTATAATCCTTCACCAAGGTCGTCCGGCAAATTCATGCCAGATTATATACCAGACCCAAGTTTGAGAGGTCAAAGCTTTAATCAGCTGCTTCAGAATAGAGGGATAAGATTTGTGCATCAGATTGCAGCTCCTTGTCCAAATATGAAGAGTTTAAATGCAAATAACCATCATCCAGAGTGTCCGTTCTGTGATGACTCGCAGATAATCCATCTACCAGGCAAAGAGATATGGGGTGTATTTACAAACAATACACTTGAGAAGATGTTTGAGGTCCAGGGAGTATGGGAGATAGGGACAGCCATCATAACATTCCCTACAGAGTATGATGTTGGTGGACAAGCTGACTTCAATACATTTGACAGGCTTGTTTGTCCAGACTTTCAAGTAAGATTAAACGATATAAAAGAATATGAGACTACATCAGATGGTAAGCAACACCTACGCTACCCTATTGTAAGTATAGAGTATATGGCCTCTGTAAGAAATAATGTATTATTTGAGTACACCGATGGAGTTGATTATACAATAGAAGACGGCAGTATAAAATGGTTACCGGGTAAGGCACCATATTATAATGATGTGGAAGAGATGGGTGAGGTATTATCTATTACTTATGTTGCTAATCCAGTGTATGCTGTCCTTAATGTTATGCATGAGTTAAGGGTTACACAGGAGTATGATATAGCTACTGGTCAGAAGGTAGCTAGAAGATTACCCCAACAAGTGTTAGTTAAGAGAGATTTTTTAATTAACGATGCAGATAAGGAAAATTAGTGATTGATTTACAAGATTGTAAATATATTCTTATAAAATCTGGTAGAGAAATACCTAGATATAAATGTACATGTGATTCTTGTGGTTGTGATAGAGGCTATAAAGATAAGGGTCAAGGGAATAGATTGTGCCATAAATGCGCTAATATTATTATAGCTAAAAAAGTACATAAAGGTAAAGTCATATCAAAAGAAGTTCGTAATAAAATGAGTGTGAGTGCTGTATTAAGATATAATGATCCAAATTGGATTGCACAAAAAGATATACCTAAGAAAGAACGTACTTACAAGAATTGGGATACAAAAGAGCAAAAAAAGATAAAACACAATATTAGGTCTCTTTTACATCAAAAATTAAAAAGAAGAGGTTTAACTAAAGATAATAAAACCTTTAGTAGTTTAGGTTATTCACCAGATGATTTGATAAATCACTTAGAGAATCAATTTCAAGATGGGATGTCTTGGGATAATTACGGACTATATGGATGGCATATTGATCACATTAAGCCAGATAGTTGGTTTAATTATAAATCAACAGAAGATAAAGAGTTTAAAAAGAGTTGGGCTTTGAGCAACTTGCAGCCGTTGTGGGCTAAAGATAATTTAAGTAAAAATAACAGATATAGCGAAATGGAGTAATATATGCCACAAGCAGTTTCTAAAAAGCAAATGCGCTTTATGATGGCCATTCTACACGGTAAGAATGTTAAAGATCATCCTAGAGGTAATCCACCAAAAAGTGTAGCCGGTAAGTATGCTGGATCAAGTCAAGAAGGATTACCTGAAAGCAAAGACAATGATAGGGGTGGAACTTGGGGAGCTGGCGCTAAGAAGAAAGATAAGGCTAAGGTTCAACAGAAAAGATTAGACAGAAAGAAGCGTAAAGCTAAGATGAGAAAGAGTTTTGAGCAGTATTATAACGGCCGCGGTGCAGGCTGTGTTGTTGTTAATGAGAAAGGACAGATTCTTATTGGTAAGGATAGTCACAGTGATAAGCTGGCAACACCTGGTGGACACATTGATCCAGGTGAGACCTTTGAAGAGGGTGCCAAACGTGAGCTGTATGAAGAAGCTGGTATCACTGCCAACAATGCGATAGAACTCGGTGCATTCAGGCATTGGGGCAACGACTCAAAGACATTCCTTGTTACTGATTATAGTGGAAAACCAAAGAGTAATGATGGTGAGATGAAAGACTTTGAGTGGATGGATGCTCATGTTGCTGCAGATCAGGATATGAGATCGTGTTCGCTTCAAGGGATAAAGCTGTATCTTGAGAGTCATCTTAGAAAAAAGAAGTCATTAAGAGAGATGGTTGCTTTAGAAAAACTAGAGAAGAATATACTTCGTGGTGCAGACGGTAAGGGCGCTACATTCGATGTATCTCACGGGGAAGCTCTTAAGCTCGTTGGTAATGGCACATTTAGAATGCTAAGAAATGCTGTTGCTGGTATGGTTGATGAAGACTTTAAAGATGTTATGTTCGATGACTATAAAGTAAGCATACGTAAGCACATGAACGATATTTATTCTGGTCGAATAAATCAGGGTGGAAAGATGATCCATCAATTTACCAACAAGTCACTTCCTCAGCTATCTGTTGAGCTTATGAGTGTATTTGAGTGGTATCTACCTGAAGATGAGCCTGAGTTGATGCTATTAGAAGATGATGATCTAGATGATGATATTATTGAGGGTGGAATGGAGACGTTGGTCGACAACTATCGCAAACACAACCTAGCTAATATATATAGAGAGATGGAGAATATAAGATCAGAGATAAGGCACGATAATGCAGTTGATCTTATGGTCGTTGAGTCCAAGGTTATGAAATTATTTGATAAACTAGAGCAACATCATCATAATTTCATAGAGCAACACAATAAATTATGTGGTGATGCTGGATCAGAGATAGATGAATTAGAGCATAAGTTATTAGAACTACAGAGAAAGATAGATGAAATGGAACGAGCACCTACAGCTGTTGAAGCTTACTCATCTAATCCTGCTAATAGTGATAATGTACATGATGAGCATTATTTTTATATGCCAAAACCAAGTGTTACTATAGAGCCAAGTGGAAGAATAAAGATAACATTTGGTGAAGAGTGGACAGCAATGGATAGAGAGAATTTCTTAAATGACATGAGAGCTAAAGTAATAAAGAACAAGTAATGTTAACGATAAGCGATGAAATAAATAGATTAAGGAACTTGTATGCCATGAAAGGTGTTCCTGATGATTTCATCAATGGTATAAGTGAGGAAATAGACCAGACAATAAGATCAGAGATATATGATGTCTTAGATTTTGCAATGCAGAGAGCTCATGAGGCTGGAGAAGATTATAGATTAGAAGATTTCATGAATGAATTAACAGCTGTTAGGATAGGAGATTCGTATAACATAACGACGGATTCAGGAAAGACAGACTTCTCAACTCCTCCGTTCCCTATGCTACCGAAGCTGCTAAAAAACGCTAAGATAGCAAAAGATGGTTCTAGATATAAAGTTATACCACTCTCTGGTAAGGGCACACCAGGTTTAACAACGCAGAAAGCAATGGGTGATCTTAATAGAGCAAGACATGAGATGAAAGAATTAAGGGGTCATAAAAAAAGAGATCCAAGTGATAAAGGAGAAACCTTTATAGGTATGTATGGCAAGCAACGAAGCAAACATAAAGATGATATACAAAAGAACCACGTATACTCAAATACACAGTTCAGAACTGTTACTAGCAAGCAAGATGCCAATACACAATGGGTACACCCTGGTAAAAGTGGAGATATGAGCGATATCCTTAAAGAGATAAACAATGACCTGCAACAACAGGTACAAGACATAATACAGAGTGTAATAACTCAGTATGAGAAGGCTATATAAATGTTTGTATTAACAGAAGTTGTCCTGCAGAGGGCAATAAAAGACGGGTTGAAATATATAAAGAATGACCTAACAATTCTTGATGATGTATTTTGTCAGTATACAGCTCCAGAATTAGAATATGTCTATGGCAGTGGATATATAGACAGTATTAAAAGTTGGATTGATGATACTAAGATACCTGTGTTACAAGCTTGGTCATTTGACGCAACTAGAGTTCCATGTGTGAGTATACATCTTGGTAACGAGGTTGATGATGAGTCAAAAGCAGCTATAGGTGACTTCTTTGGGACAACAGATGATAATGAGATGCTGGTAAATCCAATGACTGTTATGTTGGATATTGGAATACATGCTGATAAAAGTAAGGATCATGTTCTGTGGCTATACTATATGATTAACTATATACTATATAGAAAGAAAGGTATGTTGAGAAAATTAGGTCTTCAACTGATAACATTCAACGCCTCTGACTACAATAAAGAAAGTAAATATATGGCAGAAAATGTATGGACCAGGTGGATAAGATTTAGATGCACGGTTCAAAACTTTATAGTAGGTGAAGATTTATCTGATGTCGATGAGATAGATACAACTATTAAGTACAGTACAGATAATGGTCCTGCAGATACGGATTCTGTTTACAACCCATAGGGAGAGGTATTATGGCAAAGAGAAAGAAAAAACTAGAGAACAACGTTCAAGATGAGATAAAGCGAATGGAATCTGAGATGAGAGAGAAGTCTATTAAGGAGGCTAAGCCTATTATTAAAGCTGATGAACCTGTTAAGATTGCTTTTGAGACTTGGTACTTTATGAGATCTAAAAGCATACCAAGTAGGCATGCGAAAGAAATCATTATTGTTGATTTTAAAGCCCGTGGGCTTAAAGAAAAAGAGACTGTAGAAATCTTCGATGAGGCACTCAGGAAATATGGCATTGAGTTATAATATTAGCAATGCTGTTATGTTATAATATTGTATTAGAGTAGTATAAGAAAAGTAATTAATTAAAATAGGAGATAGGATATGGCGATTAATGTTAGTTATAATGGAGCCACAATCTACAAGCCTGGAGCGTATTCAAAGCTGTCGATAGACCTTGGAGGAGCATTTCCTCTTGGTCAAACCGGGATTGTCGGTATTATTGGAGAATCAACCACTGGTAAACCCAGTAAAGATGAAGTAGATATTGGACTCAATGTTTACACACCTGATCAGATGATTGCCATAAGAGAAAAGTATGGACAAGGTAATATAGTTGATTCAGCTGCTATGTTGTTTGCACCTGCTTCTGATGGTGCAATTCCATCTGGAGCACAAGCTATTTATATATGGAAGACAAATGCTTCTGTTAGAGCTTGGCTTAATTTAGCTGATGATTATGGAAAAGTCCTTGCAGCTGAGTACGGTATCGGTGGTAATAGAATCGCTTACTCTGCAATAGCTATTCCTGAAGTTGCACCAATTGTAACTGGTATAGATATTCCAGACTTTGCGTTACTTGCTAATGTTCAGTTTGATGTTTACATTGATGGTGTAAAAACAAGTCTTGATCTTTTTACTGGCTTGCTTACAGAATTTGATGATGCTATTAAGGTTGCTGCACTCATTGATGCTGCACTAACTGGTGTTTCAGTTGCTGCTTCTGGTGATGCTATCGTATTTACATATGATGCAGATGCTAATGCTTATAAGAAAGGTTATGGCAAATCAATAGAACTTTATGATGCTGATGTTGGCGTATCACTTGCTAAAGTTGGACTTGTACCTGCTATTACTGGTTCAAGTGTTCAATCTGCTGTAACAATTAAGTTAAATCAGAAGAGAGATCTTCTTGTAGAATCAGATACAGTTGGTGGTAACATAACTCTTATGGCTGGTTGCTCTAAGACTGGTCTTACAAGTGCTAGTATTGTAATTGATGCAACTAGTGTTATTCTAAAAGAGAATGCTGTTGCAGTTGCTACTTTTAGTAAATCAGCTTACAGTAGTATCGGTATAATGATCGATGATATGAATCTTGTTACAGGGTGGAGTGTTAAAATATCAAGTGCTCTTTATTCTTCATTGAATCCAGAAGTACTTGATCATGTAGATATTAAAGCTCTTTCTGAAGCAGGTGAATATCCTGCGATGATAAAGAAAGATGCTTATGAAGTTAGGGCATTCTTTGAAGAAGCTCAGCTTTGTAGTTTAGTTGATGGTACAGTTGCAATGGCAACAGCAGGTCTTCCTGGTGCATTAGCTGAAGTACTTCTTGCTGGTGGTGCACTTGGTGCAACAACTGGTGCAGAGATAATCAATGCTCTTGCGAAATTTGAAGGTGTAAGAATGAACTTCGTTCTTCCTCTTTTCTCTCGCGATGCAGCTGATGACATTTCTGATTCACTAACAGATCCCGCATCTACATATACAATCGATGCTATACATCAGGCAATCAAGACTCACTTATCTTTGACTGCAACAACTAAGGCCAAGTCAGAGAGACAATCTGTTCTTTCTTACAAAGCGTCTTGGGAAGATTGCAAACTTAAATCTGCTGATCTTGCTGATTATAGAATTCAACTTGTTGTTCAAGATACAAGAAATAATGATTCACTTGGAAATATCAAGTGGTTCCAACCTTGGTCACTTGCTGCTTATGTAACTGGTGCAAGAGCTGGTTCTCCAGTTGGTACACCCCTTACATTTAAGTTCATGAACTGCTCTGGTATTCGTCATACAGCCCAACCAATGAGCACTGATGAAGAAGATATCTTGGCAGATTTTGATCCAAGAACAGACTACGAAGATGCAATCAAGAGTGGCATAACATTCTTAGAAAATCCTCAGTCTGGTGGATTTAGAGTTGTTGTTGATAACACAACGTATAATAAAGATGGAAACTGGGTACGAAATAGAGCTAATGTTCAATATGCTGCTGATATTCTTGCTTACGATTTTAGAAATCAAGTTGAGAGTATTTATGTAGGTGTTAAGAACGTTATTACTGCTGGTGAAGTTAAATCTGTTTGTCAGAGTATCCTTTCTACATATCTTGCACAGGGTATTACAGTTTCTTCTGATGATGCACCAAACGGTTTTAAGGACTTAACAGTTCTTATCGATGGTAATCTTATTAGAATTAGCTTTACTGCTAAACTTGTTGAAGGTATTGATTTCGTTCTTGCTGATATTACAGTTAGTAGAGTTTCTAGCGCGGCTTAATTAACACTTAAGCTATACATATTTACCTTTGTTGTTGAGCCCCAGGGAAACCTGGGGCTTTTTAACTTTTAATATGGTATAGTTATTAAAGTGAGCAACAACGCTCAAAATAGCAAGGTAATGGGAACCGCAACCCAAGGAGTCAAATTATGTCAGGACAAAGACCATCATTTTTAACAGGTGCTAATGCGAAGATCAAGATTGGATCTATCACTATCGCTTATGCACAAGATGTCTCTTATAGAGTAAATGTTAGTACAATACCTATTGAAGTAATGGGTCGTTATGAAGTTATCGCTCATGAACCAATTGCTTATACTGTAGAAGGTAGCTTGAGTGTTATTCGATACACAGCTGCTGCAACTGGAGCAGGCGCTGCTGCAGAAGGTAATGGTATTGGTAAATGGAATACTGTTGGTAGTCAAACTGGTGATCAACAATTTAATCCACAGCAACTTCTTCTCTCTGAAACATTTGATCTTCAAGTATTTCAAAAAGAGAACGATGGTGAGGTTATGACATCTGAGCATGGAGCTGCAGTTAAGTTAATTGATTGTCGTTTTACAAGTAAAGGTGGATCAGTTAACAAGCGTGGTGTTTTAACTGAGCAGTATTCATTTAATGCTATCTTAGCACAAGATGATAGCTTTACTGTTGCTAGATCAGGTGGATCAGGAACAGACTTAGCTGAATAATCAATAGGATTGATGGATGGCTAATCAAAAGACATTCTTTCTTACTGGTGCAAATGCAAAGATCAAGATAAATCATAGGACTATTGCATTTTGCACCAATATATCTTACACAGTCACTGTCAATCATGCTGCACCTACGTTACTTGGCATGTATGAGGGAAGTTCTGTTGAACCTCTCTCATATGCCGTTAACGGATCTTTTTCATTAATAAGATATACAGCAGGAATAGTTGCAGATAGTGGCGGTCTTAATGGAATAGAAGTCAAAGATACTGGGAATGGTATTGGTGCTTGGGGTCCAGAGGGTGTTGTAGAACGCATTAAAGCTGGAGTAAAATTAGACGTATCTAAGGCAGATGGTAGAGTCTACGATAATCTAAATCCTAAGATGCTAGAGAAAGCAACTGGATTTGAAATAGAAATACATCAGAAGTATGGTAATGGCAATGACACTCACACTATTGCTAGAATAAGAGATTGTAGGATAACTAGTGCCAACTTCAATCTCAGTAATAAATCTCCTGCAATGCAAGCTTTTAATTTTAGAGCATTATATGTAGATGAGGATTCATTTATATCTGATTTTTCTGGCCTTGGTCAACATCTTAAATAAGAGGATAGTATGTCAGTTGGTTCTAATAAAATTGATACTAGCTCGTTTATCGAGATACCATTAGCGTCAAATCTAACGTCTAATATCGATAGCCTAATATCGATTAAACCAGTTGCTAAATATGCATCTGGTGCTAGAACTGTATTAAGGATAAATGATAAGATAGTTGGTTTTGCTATGGGTGTTTCTTGGAATATAGAAACAACTGTATCGGAATTAAGAGTTATCGACGATTATCTTCCTGCTGAATTAGCACCAAGACATGTTGCAGTAACAGGAACATTTAGTGGTATTATGATTCCAGGTATGGGACCTTCAAATGAACTAATACAATCTGATGTACTAAATTTCTTACAGCAAAAATATATAACTATAGAAGTTAGAGATTCACAGTCAGATAATTTATTGTTTTTTACTAATAAGGCAATGATTACAACAAGATCAGAATCACTTAATTCCGAGCAATTAGGTAAAATTATGTTAAACTGGCGAGCAATCGGTTGGAAAGATGATAGAAAACCAATACCTGTTACAGATCCAAATACAGAATCAACTACACCAATAAGATAAATATTATATAACTTATAATTTAGTATAATACCTTACATAAGCATATACAACAAAGGAGTTTGTATGGATCTTCCTAAGAACGAAAGAACATTTCAATTTAAAGAGAAAGGTGAATTGTATGGTAAAGAGTATGATGGAACCTTTACAGTAAAATGTGTTTTAAACATGCTAGAGAAAAGAATCTTAGAGATTGAAAAGTCAAGACTTAGAACCGATGTATTAAATCCAACCTCTGATTTAATAGCATTAACTACAATTCTTGCTAATCTAAAAGTAAGAATAAAAGACGGTCCTGAGTGGTGGAAACAAAGTGGTGATGGCAATAGTATTCAAGATGAGAATATCATAGTTACTCTTTTTGATAAGGTTATGGATCAAGAAGAAGAGTGGCGTGAAGAATTAAAAGCTAAATCTGGAGAAATTAAAGAGGGAAACTAATAATGGGGGAAGACAATGATCTTTTCTCCGCTATACAGTATATTGACATTATTACAAAAGAGAGAGCTAATTCTGAGGCTGCTTCAGACGCAGATCTTACTTTATTTTTAAGAAGCTGGTGGAGTAAGTACTATTCTAGACCACTGAAGGATCCTATTTTAGATACATATACTGTTGAAGAATTATATTATGAATATGCTGATAAAGTCGAGCGTGAAAAAGCAGTTGAAAGCAAGGCTGAAGAAGAATATGATAGAATAGAAGAGGAAAAAGAAAAAGCCTCGATTGATTGGGCAGAGCAAGAAGAAGCTAGAGAGCTTGCTGAGATTAAGAAAAAGCAAGAAGAAGAAACTTGGATGAAAGAGCAGATCAAAAAAGAAAAAGAACTGCATGGTGAAGATTTTGGTGAGGATATTAGCATTGGCTCACTTGATATAGAGTAATATTGAGGTTATTATGGCTACTTTTTTAGAAGCACTTAAAAGATATCAGTTAAGAACTTCTCAAAGATCGCAGAAAGAATTAAGTTTAAAGAATATAATAGAACAAAAAATTGGTGATCATACATACTTAAAAGAAAATATACATGAAGCAGAAGAAGATGAATTAAGTGATTTAGCTAATGATATAAATACAAAATCTTTAGAAATGCAAAGTATAGCAACTCAGAGAAAAATGGGTGCTGGTAAAACATTATCTGGTTCTATATTATCTGCATCAAAAGAAGAAGCTTTATCATCTAGACTCAGTTTTTACAAAAAAGAATCTCCAACAATAAGAACTGCAGCTTATTCTAATATAGGTAGCTCTTCTTATGGCTTAGAAAGAACAATAGAAAATCAAAGAAGTGGATTAGGTAGTGTGATTAATCAAATGCAAGACTTGATTGATCCAGAAACTGGTCAAGTAACAAATAAACAAATGCTTGAAAAAAAGATATTAAACGCTTCAAATTTAGAAAAGAGTATAGCACAAAATGAATTAACAATGCATTTTCAAAAAAAACAAGGAATAGATCCTATATCTATGTTAGAAAGAGCTACATCATCTATAAGTGGTTATGAAAAACAAAAAACTAGTGAAAGCATGAAATCAGAATCCTTAAAAGGAAAGATTGGCAGTATAGCAAGTGAGTATACAGAATTAACTAAAAAAATGAATGCTTTAAATAAAGCAGTAAGTGAGTTATCTAATGCTACTGGTAAAGAAAGAGAAGAAAAAGAGAAAAATTTAAAGCAAGCTCAATCAGAATTTGACACACAGCAAGATCGCTATGATATCTCCAATAAGGGTGGTGGTAAGTGGGACATGATTGGTACTGCACTTAAAGATATATCTAAGATGTTTGGTTCTTTTAGTTCTGGGTATGGAAATGTACGAATAGATCAACCGCTTAGATTAATGAACAATCAAGAACGTTTTATGCGGATGCAAAATGAGCAATACTCGACAATGAGGTCAATGACAGAAGGCGATCAAATGTCACTGATAAAAACAATGGGTATGTATGACTCTAGTAAGAAATTTGCTGATGACTTTTTAAGTCGTGGTAGTTTCATGATGGGCACTAAAGCTACTAGTGCTGGTCTTGATTTTGCTGGTGATGCTATATTAGCAGGTGGAAAAATAGCAGCAGGTGCTACAGTTGGTGGTGGAATTGGCGGCGGAGCAGTTGCTTTAAATGTTGCTGGCGATGTTATGGCTAGTGGAGCAAATGCATATGGTGTTACCAGAGACTGGTGGAAAAATATTACAGCAGGTGATATTTCAGCAACAGCAAGAGATAGGTACAAATCATTATTTGAAGCAACGAATACGATAAAAGCAACACAAATGCAAGAACGTGAAAATCAATATCGTAGATCATATACTGTTGGAACAGGTTTTGGAGCCAATAATGATGTAATGGATATACTTACTAATTTTGAAGACGATTCATTATTATCTAAAGTCGCTCCACTTGGAGTATCTCCTACAAAAGCTGCAATGTTAGCTAGTATAGGTGGTAAAACTATTGGTGGTCGTGATTTTGTTGCTGATTCAATTGAATCCGCAGCTTTAGTAGAAAAAGCAGGAATAGCATCTTCTGAGCAGTTTATGCAAATGTTGGGTCAATATACAGATATTGGCGGCAGTAATCAAGATCTATATAACACAATGAAATCAGCTGTCACCATTGGTATGGATGATTCTAAAAATATTAGTAGAATGGTATCTGCAACATCATCTTTAGCTGAGAAAGGTGCTGGAATAGGGATAATGGCTACAGCTGGTATTGGTCAAACCTTAACTAGAGCAGCTGATTTTGGTGCAGACTCGCTCATGACTCAAAGCCAGCGAATGAAGGTTGCAGCAACCTCTATGGGTAAAATTGACAACTTACTATCAAGAGGTGGAACTGATATTTATTCATTGCAAGAATTAGCTGGTATTACAGAAGCAACAAAGGGGTTAAAAATAGGTTATGCTGGTAAGCTTCTTTTAGAAAAATCTGGCACACCTATGATGGCAGCAATGCAAGAGGTTTTGAGTGGTAAGCAAGATACAGATTCATATAAGAAAGCAGCTGAATCTTTAAAGAATGTTGGACTCGGAGCACTAATTGGTGAAGAAGATGCATTAAGTGGTGTTATTACATCAAAGAAACAAACAGTTGCAAATAGAATAATGGGATTAATCGGTAATAGCATTACATCAGCAGATAGAGAAAAGGTTAATAAAATTGCTAAAGGTGATGTAAACATTAATTCAAGAGATGACTTCCTTAAATACATGGGAGATACCGTTGGTGCTAGAGATTTTTTATCTAGGGCTGCAGATGAAGATGTGCAAGGAGAAGTGTTGCTTAGATTCCTTGGAAATAAAAAACCTTCTAAAATAGGAGATTTATCTATTGATGGGAAGAGATCTGGTCAACAAAGAAAGCAAGCTGTGCAGAGCGCCAGAGAACTTAAAGAAGCTAAAGAAGGTGAACAAACATGGCTTGATATTACAGGTTTTGGTAAAGGAGCAATGTTTGACTCCTGGTCTAGTGGTCAATATGAAACTAATCCAGGCTTAATGATGTATAATGAAAAAGAAAGAAAAAAAGCATTAAAGCAATCTTGGATTAAAGAAGAGATGATGCCGTTTAATGCTGAATTTATGGAAAAAACATCAAATGCTGCAGTTGATAAAACTCAAGAGCAAAGAGAACAAGAATCAGGTAGACAGCAAGCACCTGGATCTTTAATTGATCCAAGTAAAGATTTAGCGGCAGCCGCTAAGATATTTGGGTCATCCATTAAGGAAGATTTTGTTAAATCTGTTGCTAATTTTGGAGAAGCAGTTGATAAGATGAATTCATTAAGTTCTAAACCATTAACTGATGATCAATTAAGCAAACAAGTAAATAAAACTATGGAACATAAACCTGGTGGAGGTTATCTTTGGTAGATGCAAATAACTTTTCTATAATAACGCCACATGCTGCTTTTTTAGTTTGGAATTATTCAGATAGAATGGGTAGTAAACGCACAACTCACGATGCACAAAAAGTAGATCAACAGATAATAAGTACATTATCATTAAAGAGTATATCAACTAATAAAACAAAATCTGCTCCAAGTGGAACTTTTGAAATTAAGCTTGCACCTACAAAAAATTGGGTACAATTACTAACACCAGGAAGTTGGTGTGTTATACTTATGGCTAGGGATAAGTTAAAAAGAGCAGATGTAGATTCAGATGATATAAATGCTAAGGCAGATAAAAATAAAGTTAAATTCTTTGGTAGAATAGATTCTGTTAGAGTAAGTGTTAATGTAGATCAAACTAGCGGAGCAAGAGTGACTGAATATATAGTCACTGGTGTTGATTGGGGTTCAATATTTAATTCAAATCTGCTAGTTGATCCTGCTATGGCACAAGATGCGAAAAATAATGATACACCTCTTGGATATGTTTCACAACTTATTTACAATCAAGCAAATAAAGGGCAATTAAATAGAGGTGTTCTTTCTGCTTCTACATATAACAATATAAAAGTACTATTAGCAATGTGGGGCAAAACTGACATAGAAATAAAAGGATTTGATTTTAAAGTTAAACCAGAGGTTAATTTTAAAATTCCACAAGAGGTTAAGAATTACTTTGGCTTTACGGATGAAAAGGGTAGGTCAACTGATAGTATAGCTGACTTACTTCATATATATCATGGATCTTTAAATAAAATAAATAATGCACAGCCGTTAGATGATAGCTATGATGGATTTCTAGACTCTTTTGGAATAATACATGGTGAAGATATACTTAATCAAAATAATATGTGGTCTGTTATTCTTTCTATAACAAATCCAATTTTAAATGAAATCATATGTGACCTTAGATGGGAAGACGATAAACCTAAATTGGCACTGTATAAGAGAATACGTCCTTTTATTATTGATAGGAATAATCTCACTGCTAATAATATAAAAGTAGGAGATAAGAATCCTGCATCAGTAGATAGACTTGAAGAATTCATATCTGAGTATAAGAATCTACGTAGAATAGAAATACCATTAAAGGAAGTGCTATCCTTTAATGGTGGCACTAATTGGGCAGATAAAATTAACTTTATAGAAGTTAAAGTTAATGATCCAAGCTTTAAAGATAATGTTGGATCCCTCGTTAGATTAAATGCTCAATTTTATGATGAAGATAGTTTTTCACGAGAAGGATTGCGTCCTTTTATCGCTAAATCTAGATTCTTACCAAACACAGTTGTTCAGTCTATAGCAGATTCAATAAAAAAGAAAAAGAAGAAAGAAGATATAGAGATAAAAGAAGCAGGTAAATATGTTAGAGTGCTTAAGAATCTAAATAGAGATAAAAACAATATAAAAAATACACCACCAAGAGATGTAACTCAAATTACTCAATGGAAATATATTTTTAAAGAATGGTATTTTGATGTTCATAGAATGTTAAACGGTTCTATAACTTTTATGGGTCAAGATGGATATATTCAAGTTGGAGATAATTTAATAGTTGATGCTAAAGTTGCTGGTTATGCTGAAAACATGACTTTAGATCAAATAAAAAGTAAAAAAGCATATTTATTAATGCATGTTGAAAATATCTCTCATTCTTTTGTTGTGAATAGTAATGGTACTAGAAGCTTTACTACCTCTGTTAACTTTGTAAGGGGTATTATAACAGGAGATGATGGTGCTCCGTTATTTGCTAATAGTGATGGAACAATAGATCAAGATGCAAAAAAAATAGGAATAGACCAGGAACTAAATAATCATAACACTTGGACTAAAACATACATGGATCCAGATTAATGCATAATTATACTGTAAAAGATAGTTCAATTTGGTGTAGCAGTCATGCGAAAGATATTATAGGTAGAACTGATAATCGCATACAAATTGGTATGATTCAGTCTGAGACGCGTAATGAAGTTAAAGATGAAACTGTATATATAGTTGATGTTTTAGATTCTGATGGTCATAATTATATCCCCTGTACCAGAATGGTTAGATTTGGTAGTCCATATAATTATGAAGAATTCACAAGACAGACATATGAGCCTGAAAATAATTTTGTAGATAATAAATACGACTTTAGGTTCACTACAGGTGAAGTAGTAGTGGTAGCTATTCTTAATGGTGGGAATAAAAGTGGTATTACGCCCACTGGTATAATATTAGGTTCTATAAACCATCCATATAGAGCTGAAACACTAAATAAAAATAATGAAGTTGCTTATATATCAGAATTTAATGGTATAGAAACATATATTAGTAAAGATGGTGAATGGAGACAGACCTTTAGAGGTATTCAAGAAAACATAGATGAATTAAGACTACCACCAAGTGGCAATCCAATACCTGAACCTATATATAATGAGACCATTGGTGGTAGTTATATTGAATGGGATGATACTGGTTCATGGCTATTAACAGATGCTGCAATCGATGATCTACCTCAAGTATTAAAGATAAATAAACCAGATGGAAAAATAGAAATAATTTCTGGTAAAACAGAATTAATCATAGATAAAAATGAAGAAACGTATTCTATAAAAAATAAGAGCACTATTATAGCTAGTGAAGAGTTATTTCAACTTGATACTAAAGAGACTAAGATAAAATCAACTGATTTGTTTCAGATGGAAGCTAAAGATATAAAGACCAAGGGTAAGTGGTTACAAGAAGGTGAAACTCAAATTAAGGGCAATACAGAAATAGAGGGTAATATTAAAGCAACAGGTGATACTAATCAGACTGGAAATACGACTCAAAAAGGTAATGTAGATATAACAGGTAATTTTAGTACAACTGGTGTAACTAGTTTAGCTGGTGGTGCTAAACCATTGATAACAGATATAATTGTTGTTATAGGCACTGGAAATCTTGGTGCACCAGTTGTCAGTAGTGCTACTATATTAACCACTACAATGACGAAGGCTACTTAATATGGTAATGGATGTAAAACCACTAAAAGTTGAAATAGAAAAGCGTAGAGCTAATACTGAAGCCCTTGTTAAGGCCGAAGAAGCCTTATTAGTTGCTGTCGATGAGTATACTGAATTAGACAATGGCTTTAAAGGAGAACTTGGCTCTTCTAGGACAGATTTAGAAGATATATACAAAGAACTTCGTCACTATTCTGGTAATTGGCCTATTGTCTACACTGACATTCAAATAGATAAATATCCTTATTATAATGGAGAGACAGATGATAAATGTAATCCATATTTTAGAATGACAGCTGTTCAAGCGGGAGATCCTGGAATTGAACCCATTGATGCACCAACAACCAGAACAACACCTGCTGTATATAATAGAGAAAGAGTTCACGATAAAGAAGATATATTTAGAGGTGCAGCACTTACAGCATTAAATGCTTACCCTGATAACACTAATGAGACATTAACTACAACTTTTGAGTGTGTAGGTGGACTTGGTGGAGAGACTACAGAAGGTGAATGTACAACTAATGGTGGTATATGGACAGAGATAGATCCAGTCTGGGCTCCTGAAGAAACAGCTGTTGGATTATTAAAAGCGGCATTGAATCCATGGAAATCTGATATTGAAGTGATAATTGCTGATGTGTACAGTAGTACCTCTACTGTAGATTTTTGGCAAGATATATTAGATGAGATAAATAATTGCTTAGGTTTGTTACCAATAGAACCAACATATCCTAATCAAACTCCTGCTCCAATTGGTGCACTATTAACATCCATAGACTCATTAAAAACCTATGCAGATACCTCTACTACGACTTTTGTTAGTAGTAGAAAATCAGATTTAGAGACAGTGTCATTAAGCAAAGAACAACTCTTTTTTGGCATAATTAAGTTAAGATTGCACTTTGTTAATGGCTCATATAGTAAATTGAAAGCTGCATCTGGTCAGCAATCTACAAATGAATCTTTGATTAGAGATAATAAAGAAGCAATAATAACTCTCACCAATATAATTATAAGCCAGTAGTGTAATAACTTAAAATGCTATATAATTGTAAGTAGGAGCTTAATATGTCTTTAAAAACGTACAGAACACATTATGATTATGATATAGATGATAAACAATTTAAATTCTGGTATCAAGCTCGTCCATATTGCTTTAGAGTTAATACTCGTAAAAAAAATGAAGAATTCAGTTTCTACTTACCAATAAATCCTACTAATTTAACTGTGGCTACACATTTTGCTACTAATGTAATCGCTACAGCTTATGGAACAGTAGAAGAACACTCAGAGCAGAGATACTTTGATATTGTTATAGCTGGAACTACTGGAATGGCCCCTAAGAATTATGATATTTCTATAGAAAAAGAAGCTAGAGATGCTAATGTAGGTAAAACAGCTACTGGGTCTTGGTTAGACAAGATAAGAAAAACAGCTAAGTCAGTTGTGTTAGGTGATTCTACTAGTAATGTCTCAGGTCGAGCTAGTCATCTAATTTTTAAATCTAAATTAGATGAGTTTGGCTTCTTTAATAGAACAAAGGCTCTTATACAAAATATTGCCACTAAAGCTGTAGATTTGTTTGGTATAGGAGATGATGAAGGTGCAAAATCAGGTATAGATTACAGTAAATCTGGTTATATTGCATTTCATAATTTTTATAGATTCTTACTTGCATATAAAAAAGAAGTATTAGGTAAAGATAATAGTCGTAAATGGGATGGAAAAAAACACCCAATAAGATTTATAAATTATAAAGATAATAATCAGTATAACGTAGCTATTCAGACTTTTCAACTTACAAGGTCTGTTGATGATCCTATGTTATATAGGTATAATATAGTAATGAGAGGATACAATTTATCTAAAATAGATAAAACAATTGATGTAGATGATACACAAAAAATAAAAGATCTTGGTTTAGATAGTGTTAAGAGTATATCGATTAAAGCTTTATTATCTAATAAAGCAAGAGATGCTAAAAATGTACTGTCTAGCACCATAGCTGCTGCTAAAGGGTTTGGTTCTTAGTATGGCAACACAGATCGAAAATGCTTTTGCTAGTGTATCTAAATTAAACCTATGGTTTAAGATAGATGATAATGCAGATTTAAAACTATCTGATGTTCCAGAACTTATTCCATATAGATGGAATTATTTTAAAAATGAATGGAATAATATTAGACAGAAGTATGTTAATCTAATACCGTCTTACTCTAATCCAGATTTACTTGATATACATATCAATAGATTAACAGCATTCATAAGCAGTCAAAGAAACTTAAATATAAATAATAATCCATTCTCAAATAGAGATGTTCTTTATAGATTTTACGCTGTTTTTGATGTTACACCTGTCTTAGAGTTGCAATTAACACAAGAAGAAAATAATCTATTAAGTAAAAATATTACAAAAGTAAAGAGTTTTATACGCAAAGACTTTGTTGATATAAGAGATGTTGTTATTATAGCTAGAGATTATATTGCCGATATAGTTGATACTGCAGATGAGGATTATAATCGTATATATGGTAGAAATAGTGTTCCTGCTCAACTAAGTATAGGTAATAAGAACTTAAATCTTATGTCATATTTTCAAGATACAATAAAAGCTGTAGATTTTATATTAGCTAATATCTTTTCATTAGAGACTATAGCAGTTGATCCGTTTGCTTTGGCTAAAGCTAATGCGAACAATCCAAATATTGATATTTTATCATATAATTCTGGAACGTTAATTCGTTTTAACTATGGTGATAATTTACAAGATATAGCTCAAAGAGAGTTAGGTGATAGCGATTTATGGATAGATATAGCAATAGCTAATGGATTAAAACCACCCTATATAGATGAAATAGGTGAAAAGATTCCATTATTATCCAATGCAAATGGTAATCAGTTAAATATAACTGAAACAACAAGTGGCACATTAAATATAGATAGGTTATTTGTTAATCAAATAATATTAATAAAGTCAGATACTAGTCCATTCTCTGATCAAAGAATAATAAAAAACATAAAACAAGCTCCAGTTAGTGGAGAAATAATTATAGAAGTTGATGGCAACAGTGATCTTGATAAGTACAAGATAAACGACAATGCTTATATAAGAGTTTTTAAGCCAAACACAATAAATAGTTCTTTTTTGATACTCATACCATCGTCTGTTACAATACCAGATGAACTTAAGCAAGATACTCCTTGGTTCTTAAGAAGTAGCAGTGAGAGTGAAAAGAGACAGCAAGTAGATCTTATGATTACCAGTAATGGTGATCTTAATATAACTCCAAATGAGGACCTACAACTATCCTTTGGATTAGAGAATGCTATTCAAGCCATTAAGCTTAAGTTATCTGTTGAAAATGGTGAATTAGAAAAGCATCCAGAATATGGACTTATTCCAGTACAGGGATTAAAAAACGATGATTCAGATAGTATCGAAGAGTTCTTAATAAAGACTATAGATGAAGCTATAAACAGTGACTCTAGATTTGATAGAGTAGAAAAATTAGATGTTGCATATTTTAGTGGTAGAGATGGTGGAACTGGCAATGGATTTGACATTAAGATTAATGTTAGGTTAGCCGGTTCTGATAGTACAATTCCTATATCGTTTAGTGTCAATGTATAGAAGAGGATAGATATGGCCAATATAAATATAAAGAGCTACAATGAAACACTTGGTGACTTAGTAAGAAAAATTAAAGCTAATACATCAGTGAATGACATACACGATGGGTCGGTATTCCTCACAATTTTAGAAGCTATTGCATCTAATGATTTTGAAAATGGTGTATCTATACTCAATACATTAGAATTACTTAATATAGATACTATAGCAAACAATGACCTTGATGCTTATGGATCTAACTTGGGATTAGACAGAATAACCGCAGTTAAGTCTTCTGGTTTTGTAATTATATCTGATAGTGCTATAACTAAGAGAAGTACTACATTATATCCAATAAAACCAGCACCTATTGCTGGGACAACAACATTATATGTTAATGATGCAACTGGTTGGAATGCAACTGGTTTTTTATATATTGGAAGAGATACTCAAAATTTTGAGGGACCGATTGCATATAATAGTATAACAGATAATAGCACATTCTTTACCATAGAGTTAGCTTCATCATTACAAAATGATCATCTTATATCTGAAGAGGTAGTAGATGGCCAAGGAACATCTAATAGATTAATATCATCTGGAACAAGAATTAAGATTCCATCTAATAATCTATCCCCTGAAATTGGATATACTATACTACGCGATGCTGTTATTCCAGCTGGAGAAGATAAAATAGAAGATGTCTTGGTTGTTGCTGATATAGCTGGAAGCCTATCTAACGCAGGAATTAATACAATTACAACATTTGATAATCCTCCATTCCCATCAGCAAATATTACTAACACTAATGCTTTTACAGATGGAAGAGATATTGAAACAGATATAGAATTTAGAGATAGAATCAAGTCTTATACGAACACACTTGCTAGAGGAACAGTTGACTCTATTCTTTCGGCAATCATTGGTGTATCAGATTCTGATGATGGCAAGCAAGTTGCATCTGCTGTTATAACTGAACCAACTAAGGTTGGTGATCCTTCTCTTGTTTATTTAGATGATGGTTCAGGATTTGAACCATCATATCAGGGACAATCAGTAGATAAGCTACTTAATAATGCAGGTGGTTCAGAGGAATTCTTACAATTGTCCAACTTTCCACTTCCACGCCCACAGATTGTGAATATAGCTGAAGCTCCATATGAACTTATAGACGGAATGCAATTTAGAGTATTGGTCGATGGGGTAGAAGAGAGTGTTACTTTCTTGTCTGAGGATTTTGACAGTATATCGTCTGCCCAATTATATGAAATATCTATTGCTATAAATGATAAAGCATCATCTTTTAGATGTAGGCTTACAGAAGAATCAACGAGATTGCTAATATACCCTGTTGAACATAATGTAGAGACTATTCAGATTGCTGAAGGCGGCAATAGTAATGCTAATGATATCCTAAAGTTTCCTGTGAATGAATTTTCTTATATTAAGCTGTATAAGGGGAGCGAATTACTTAAAGAAAAAGAGACATCTGCTTCTTTAATTACAGTTGATTTTGCGTTGTGGAATATTATATCAGCTGGTAATTTAATAATATCTGTAGATGGAACACCAGCACAAGACCAAAGTTTTGATGTATCAGATTTTAGTGGATCATCTTTTTCAGCCTTAACTGTTGAAGATTATGCAGAGGCATTTAATAATAAATTTGCTGGTATAACAGCTACTACAACAACTACAAATAAATTGGTTATGACATCTAATAAAGAGGGAGCAGAATCAGAGCTCAATATTTTAGGTGGTTCATACTTTGATAAGATGTTTAGTGGTCAAGCAGTTTCTGCATCTGGTCAAAACTCTGATTTCATACTAAATAGACAAAATGGAAACATACAGCTATTAACTGATATTGAATCTGGGGACACTATCAGTGCTGGTCTAGAAGATACAAAGGGAAGTTTAATATCTTCTGCAGCAAGTACCAGTGGTACATTCTCTATATCTACTGATGCAAGCTCTAGAGCAGCTGAGATGATTATAGTTGCTGATGCAGAGAGAGTTTATACTAGAATAATAAACCTACCAATTAATAGTTCTATTAGTATATCTGATGTTGGTAGTGGTGTTATGCGGATAATGGCATCCGTTAGTGCTGCCTTTAAAGGTATACAACCTAATGATTATGTCTATATTGCTAACAGAGGTGACATAGATGGACTAGGTGTTGGATCTTGGTTAGATGTAAAAAATTGTGGACTGTATAAGGTCATGAGCAAGGGTTATCATACATCAGCCGGCGTTGATACTTATATAGATGTATTAAATGATGACATTATTGCTGGTGGTCCATATCTAGTACAAGATTCTAGTGACATGCAAGGATTCTTCTCAGATGAGTATCCACAACTATGGAAGGGATCTTTTACAGCTACTCCTGCTGCTGCACCAATTCAAGATGTTGTAGATTCTATAAATAATAATATAAAAGGTGTTATTGCATCTATCTACAGAACAAATTTTGTAAAAATTACATCATCAACTGAAGATGGTGGAAGTATTGCAATACCAATATCTATAGGTAATGCATCTCTTGTTTTCAGCACAGGCAATAACGACGAAGAAGGAAGTCAGTCTCATATAGCTAACAAGACTCCAGATAAAAGTATCGTTACAATTTTTAAAAGAACTGAGTCAGTAACGGATGATGTATGGTTAGATAGATTTACATATACAGATGTTAAAGGATCTTTAACATCAAATAGTGAACCTGGTGTTGTCTACGGTGAGGAATTAGAAGATACGGTTGGCGATATAGGTGATAAATCTAACTACAATGATCTTATTAATATAATAACTGGTAGCAATAAAGGGCAGCTTAAAGTAATCCAAAGAATTCCTGATGCTAATAATGTACAAACTAGAAAAGATACTCCAACAACCCTTATGGATTATATAGTAGATGATGAGTATCAAATAGTTAAGTCCATGTCTATATCTGCAGAAGATAATATGGTCATAATCCTTGATGATGACTCTATTGCAAAAACAGTTGATCTTAGTTTTACTAGAACAGGTCGTGTTAACTCTGGTTCACAGAGTGCAACGTTCATACCAACCAGTACAGAATTCTCTGCTGATGACTCTGATAACGAGCCAGGAGTTGACTTTGGTACGTTGAGCGTTTGGGGCAAACTAGATACACAGACAAATACTGACTTTAGAGATTATCTTGTTTGGTTCATGGCTAGAAACTGGTATGCATCAAATGGTGCTAACAGCTCTGATGGCGCAATGATGCTTAGAGCGAATCAGTTTGGTCCATCAGGTGAAAAATTAAGATTTAGCATTGGTTATCCAGTATTGAATAATACAAGTAATCAAGTATCTCACTCAAATTCACCTGATTATACAACTGTAAGTTACACCTTTGGATCAGGTACTAACAGAGTAATAAGTGTAGAAGCTGGTGATCAAGTTACGGTATCTGCTATCGGTGCACCTATAGATAAGAAATTTAGACTGAAGTTTTTAGGTGGATTAACTGATTTCTCTACTGTTGTAGCTGGAGATATATTAAGCGTAAGATCAGATTCTGGTTTTTCAGTTGCTAATTCTGGAGCCTTTAGAATTGATGCTGTAAATATAGTTAATAACGAACTAGATATATATAATGTAAACGGCACTATAACTGTAGTAGGAAACCCGTCAACTAAGACGGTTGATTGTATAGCTGGTGCAACACTTGATGGTAAGTACTTTATTTTATATACACCAACGCAATCGATTAAATTCTGGTTTAATCTAACTGGTGTAACAGTTGAGCCAGCTTTTGGTACCACAGATGTGTCTCATGAAGTTGATGATGTTACATCTATCATGACAGATATACAAGTTGCTACCTACTTAGTTAGCCACATAAGTGGTGTACTTGGTGGAGCAGCTTTTACAGCTAATAACGGTGGTGGAATATCAGCAACTATAACTGTTGAATGCATTGATAATGGTGTTGTTACTACTGGAGATGCAGCAACTTCTGGATTTACTGTAACAGAGACAATTCCTGGTGTTAGTGATACGTATGAGACAATTAATGTCCCATCATCTTTATCAGTATTTCCATTGATCAATGTCAGTATTGATGATATAGTTAGTAAGATAAATGAAAGTGATGTTGTAAATGCAGTTACACTTAGATCAGGTAACATAGAAAGAGCAACTCATGAAGAAGTTACATCTGTTTCATACGAACATGATCCTGATTATACAAGTGGTAAAAATGAGTACGTTGGATTCTTTGATGCTCAGAATTGGGTTCTAGGCTTCGATAATACTAATCCTAACTTTACTTTTAAAGTTCCATTTTTGCTACCTAGTGCAGCACTAATTATAAATCCAGTTACACCTATATATAAAATGGATACAGTGCCTAATTATGATTCAGCTGATATTGGAGAACTCTTTAAACTAGTACCGTTAACTCTTAATAACTTAAAGCATCAGTTTTCTCACAAGGCATTATCTCAGTTAGAAATTATATCTGATATTGATTATTCTGATGCAAACAGTAAGGTTCAAATTAAGTCAGAACTATTAGGATCACAAGGATCCATAGAGATAGTTGGTGGACGAGCTAATAATGTTGATTATTCACTCATAGGGGATTCTCAAGTTGAATCTGATTTACTAGGTAATAATCATCTATCTGCTAAGATTCCTGCCTTTCCAGATGCATTAAATATTGGTGATTTTGTTAAACTTATGAACACAGCAAGTGTTAGAAGGCTTAATAGGCTCAGCAATAATGACAAGATCGATGTTGTAAAGATAACAGATGAGATATATGAATATCGATACAATGAAAAAGATGTAAATTTTTCACAGTATGTAGAGTTTGATATAACTGATGTATCTGCTTTACATGGACGAACTGGAACAGGAACTGTGTGGAGATGGACTCACAGTGATGCTGGATCACTTCTTTATATCAATGATATAACAGCTGGTGTTGTTGCAAATCAACCTCATCATTATAATGCTGATGGTACTGTTTTAGATGGTGGAACAAATATTCATATAGTAATTACAGATGCTGGTAGTGTATCTACTAAACTGACATTCAACTTAACAATGAGTGGTCAACCATTACAAGCAGACTATATAACATTTGAGAATCAAGCTGGTGATACAATTGCAGTTAATTTTGATATTGATGCGAATGGGACCATACCTACAGGTGCAACATATATTGCTGCAACTATAAAAGTTGAAGCTGATATATTAAGTAGTGATTCTCCAAACCAGATTATATCTAAAGTTATATCAGCATTAACTACACCACTGACTGGTAAGTTTGATTTAAGTCTTAGCGTAGGTGCTACATTAGATGATGTAAATGCTGGCGATCTAGTATCGGCATTTGGTAATTTAATTGGTTGGAATGCTAACAATAAAGCTAATATTGCTGGTGATGGTAAAGTAGCTGGCTTTCCAATTATAGTAGTTGACTCAAGTAATAGGTATTTTGATGTTGCCAATCCAAATGGTATTGCAATGAGTACAACATCAATTGGAACATCAAGTTCTGTAGCTATAATGCCAACTCCAATAATAAAATGGGATCTTAAGCACACAGCTGGATCAACTAAGTATAAAATTGAAAGTTTAAATTATAATGACATGTTTAGGTTATCAGTTGTTAGTGGTGATTCACCTTCTTTTATTGATTGTGGTGCTGCAGTTGACGATATAATTGTTATCGGCGGCGACACCTTTAAGAGTTATAATAATGGAGAGTTCAGGATATTAGCTATAGATAATAATTCTATTATCTATGAAAATAGTGCTGCTCAAGAAGAAACTAATACAATATTTAATTTTAATGATGTTGGAGTCTCTGTTAGTTGGACATCAAATTTAGATATTTTAACTGGTGTATCTGGCGCATTTGCTAACTTGAAAGTTGGAGATTGGGTTAAGAAAACTACAGATGACGATACATACTATAGACAAGTTATTAGCTATGACAGTGGCACTGGTTTTGCAGATACTACTCAGATTACATTAGGTAGTGTTTACACTGGAACATCAGCCTCAGCTCTTGGTGAAGCATATGATCAAAAAGATGGTGTAGGTGGTGGACAAACACTTGATAATGTAGAAGATATTGTCATTTATGAGGGGGATTCAGTAAGAGTTGCAGATGCATTATTTATATCCTCAACAGTTAATGCTAACTGGTTCTCTCCAAGTAACTCTGGTGAGTTTGAGATAAATGAAATAGGAACTGACCCTACTGATTATAGACCATTCTTACGCGTTGTTAATGACTCTGGTATAGCGGAAATAGACAGAAAAATAAGTGTTCAGAACTCTGATTTCTATATTGTTGAGGGAGCTGATAGTAGATTTACAACAATTAAAGAGGTATTTCATATAGCAATAGATGATTTTGATAATGAAAAAAGAATTATATACCTATCTCCAGGTAATAGAAGTTATAAATGGAATCAATCCAATGGCTCAAAGATTGAAGCTATGGGTAAGGTTGGATTCGATACTAATATCGTAACTGGTGTTGATGGTTACTTATATTATACGGGCCTACTAAGAACAGTTCAAAGAACAATTGATGGATTTGAACCTGATGAAATTACCTATCCTGGTATGAAAGCAGTTGGTAGTTTAATAGAATTACTTCCACCATTAAGCAGAAAAATCAGTATTGTTGTTGATGTTACAACTAAAGATGGAATAAACTTAAGTGAAATAGCTAACGAGATTAAGTCAACAATCATAAATTATGTTAATGCTCTGAAAGTTGGTGAAGATGTAATTATGTCTGATATAATTGTTAGAGTTAAAACTATCGATGGTGTTGAAGCTATAACATTAGTAGAGCCTGAACCATCAACTGAGAGAATTTTCATAAATGACGATGAGAAGGCACTTATAAAAGCTAGTGATATAAGTGTAGCATAAGAGGATAAGATATGGCTGATTTTGATAAGGTCAAGAAAATTCATGATTACATGCCAGCCCTCTATAATACGAGGGTAAATCCTAATTGGAAAGCTTTTGTTGAAGCTATAGGTGAGAGTGATCAAGAAATAGCTGATCTTATTGAAGCAGTAAGAAAACAATTCTTTATAAAGACAGCATCTAGACCATATATTGATAGACTAGGGACTGCAAATAGTGTTCAGAGACCTCGTTTTGTAGGGATGGATGACCAAACTTTTAGAGAATTTATTCCTATCATGAGCTATAATCCTAAGCAGGTTAAAATTGTTTTGGATAAGTTATTGGATTTATTCTTTTTTAAAGATTCAACTACATCCTTTATACAGACCAGTGAGTATGAGCCATTTAGTTTATCTGATGGATGGGAACTTGATTATTTAATTGATTCAATAAAAAATGAGAGAATAGCATTCTCTACTGACGAGTTTGTTGATATCTCTAATGCAACAGCTGATGAAATTGTTAGTGCAATAAATAGGCAAGTTCAACATAGCTATGCCATATCATATGAAGACAGCATAAGTAAGAAGACGTATATACGAATATTTACAAATACGATAGGAGCTAAGGGCTCGTTATCTATGATTGGTGGATTGGCTAATATTGGTATGAAATTTGATGGCTTTAATTTTAGTGCCGGCAACGGTGTTAATACAGAATGGAATGTTGCTATAGTAGGTAATACTGTAACTTTTACCTATGTATCAGGTGATGATCCCGGCTTAGAGTTTATTAGTGTGGGTGATACAGCTTTGATAGATATACCAGATAATACTGGATATTTTAAGATAACAGATGTGAATACAGCAGATAAGTTATTCTCTTTTACAGGTATGTTTAATACTGCAGGTAATTATACGCAAACTTCTGCTGATGATCTTAAATTTATAGAAAATATAACAACTCATGTTTATACTCAAGATAGACGTGCCCTTACTTGGGAAGTAAAACCAGGTGAGATTATAGTTGAAATACCACCTTCTCCACCTGTTGTTAAAAGGAATAGAAAGGGTGCTGCTCATGTAAATGGAACAACTAGCTTAGTGACTAGCTTTCCATCTATTAATTCTATAGAATTAAATAATGCAGAGGATTTCCCTGATACAGGTGGTAAATTACTTATAGAGCAACTAAATGAAATTAAGACTGAGTTATCTCCAACAGATCAAACTGAGTATAGATTCAACGGTAGACTTATCAGTGATCAGCCTGTGTATACTTACACAGGTAAGGTTGGTGATACCCTTACTGGTATATCTCCAGATTTACCACCTGTATCTAGTCTAAATAAGTATAATTTAGTATCTGCTGATAGGGTGAGTAGTGAGTTAGCCATTGAGACTTCTGTGGATCATGATTACGTAGTAGGTGAGTATGCAGTGCTAAATGACGTGGTAGGTTTGTCTTCTATAAATGGAACATGGAGAATAACAGAGATAATAGATGCAACTCATTTCAAATGCTCGTCTCCAGGTTTAGATGGGACATCAACAAATGGCACAGTTAGAGTTGAAAGAATAGGTATAAGTCCTGAGAATTCAAAAGTTATACTAAGAAGTTCTAAGCTTGAGCCAGACATGCCTGGACCATATATGTGGGATGAGAACGCTGACTTTGTTCTATCATCCTATACAGCCAACTTAATATCTCAGATAAATGCAGGTACAACCAATAGAAACATACTTGTTGAGCCAAATGATATACCAGAAGAAGAAGGACGTTTGATATTTGATTTTGGAACAGAGAGGCAAGAAGGACCAGTGAGATACTTCTACAAGCCATCTATATCAGCAATAGCAATAGATCCAGCCTATGTATTTAAGTTTACACACGAGATTGGATCAGCTGTTACTAGGATCAATAGGCGAGGTGGCATACAGTTTAAGGGGGATGGTTCAGAGAGAGCTCCATATATAACTGATCCATCTGCTGCTAGAGAAGTTCTTGAAGAATTAATGCAAGAGATCAAATCAGTTGGAGTTTTCTTAAACTTCATGGTTAGATTTTCTAAAACATACTATGGGACAGTTGACACGTATCGAAGTGGAGTTGATCCTGGTTGAGATGATTCAATGTATAATAAGTATTGGAGAATAAATGATTAACCAAAAGAAAAGTAATTTATATGAAGGAGTTTTATTGTGTCTGTTTTAGGTAGATTATTAATTAGCTCCGCAGAGAGATTGGACCTTCCTGATTTTTTATCTGTAGATAGTTATGCAGCAGGTGACTGGAAATTCTTTATCAAGAGTTTAGTCGGTGATGATACTCCTTATATATTAAAGGGCTTCGATGTTATCGATCCAGATCAAAGTATCGGCTCCACCGGTATCACTATCAGGGTTGCAGATTCGATTACATTTTATCCTGGTTCTAATGCTGGTGCTTTCTTTCATGGATTAGAAGAAGGTAATGAGTTAGCTCAACCTTTGGTTCCAGAGTTAAAGAAAAGCGCAACAAACTATGTGTATTTAACGCTAGATACAGTTGATGCTGCACAAGATACTCGTAGCTTCTGGGATCCGGATAAAGAAGGTGGAGTTGGTGGAGAGTTTACTCAAGATGTAAATACTGAGTCAGTTCTTATTGCTAATGTAAATGTATCTGTGTCATCATTTCCTCAGAATACAATACCCATCTGTAAGGTTGTTGTTGGGACAAACTTTATTGAGTCTGTAGAGGACAGTAGAGATTTGATGTTCCGTCTTGGAACAGGTGGCATGACTCCTTCTCCATATAACAGATATGCATTCAAAGAACTTCCAACGGCTGGCTATACAAGATCAGAGCCAAGTTCAAAGATGACCAACCCACTAAATCCTAATCCTTTTCAAGGTGGTGATAAGAACATCTATTCTTTAAAAGAGTGGATGGATGCTGTAATGACAAAACTTGCTGAGCTCAGTGGTACTACATTTTGGTATGAGGATACAGCTGCTTATAATATGATAAATATGTTTAGTGATGTATTAGCCACATCTATAAGATCAAAGGGTCAGTGGCAACACAGTGATATTACAGCTGGTAAGATCATATGGACTGAGGATATTGTATCTCAATCTCTTCAGAGTAAGAAAGATTATATCATAAGGGCTGGTGAGAAGACGCTTGCAGATGATGAGGTTATGTATATTAACCTTCAGAGAGAGCTTCCACCTAATGATTTCAATTATACGTTAACATGGTTTAACGGGATAAACCATGTAAATGGTTCTGTTGGATCCTTTACTAACCTTAGTAAGGGAGACTGGATAAAGAAAACAGATGATGATACTAATAAGTATCTAAGAGTAGAGGAATTCTACTTGCTAGAGAATAAAGGTGGAGGTATAACTGCTGCATCTAATGCTCAATCTATAAAATTAAGTGATGTTTACGCTGGATCCTCAGCTGTTGTTGAGGGTATCTACTGTCAAGGTGTTTATGATCTAATTGATATTAAAGTTGAAGATAGAGCTGCAGCTAACATTTTAGATGCTGGTGGCGATCTTATGTGGCTTGCATTTAGATCAGACACAATCATGAATGTTACTGATATAACAGCAACAGCATTGTCATTAGATATATCTAATCAAGATGGTAGTAAAGCTAAAGTCACATGTACCAATAATAGTCAAACTGCTACTACTGATCACCTTTTATCAGATGGTGAAAGAATAACCATTGCTGGTTCTACTAATTATGACGACACTTACACTGTAGAAAAAGAAAGTGATAGTGTTTTTTATATATATACCACCCAAGTAATTGATGAATCCGTTACAGGTTATTATGGTATTGCAACCACTGGAGTAAGGTCAACAGATGATGGTCTTCAACTAGAGACGGCAAACCACGGTTTTGAAACTGATCAGCAAATTATAATCGCTGACATTGCTTCAAGTTGGGATGATACATACCAAATATTTACAAGATCAGATACAAAGTTCTCTGTTCCAGTAGGGAGCTTGATCGCCAATGTAACAACTGGTTTAGCAACTCTTCCAAAGATTCATGTTAGAACTGAGGTTAGTCAAGCTAAAATAACTCAAGGCGAGACTAAGTATGTTGGTGAAGTAGATACAGAGAACATTCAATCTTTTATAGGAATGGATTCTTTATCGCAAAGTAATCCTAAGTATCATATAGGTGAGACATATAACACTCGTTATAGTTCTATGAACTATAACTGTAATGAGTCTGACAGCTTAACATCAAGAGCTTCTAAACTTACTGCAATGATGGCAGATAAGGTGCAAGACAAGACAATCAAGTTTGCTCCTGATTATGACATATGTGTCAATACAACTAATGGCATAAATCAAGAGATTACATTCCTAAGAGATGGTGGTTCACCTACACTTAATGTAATGATGTCTAGTTCTGCTGACAATGGTTCCATTGGATTAGGTGGTACATTAATATTAGCAGCAGATAAGGTTGCATACTTTAGTGTAAATAGAAATGCTGCACTTAGTGTGGCAGACTTAACTGGTCTTACTATTGTTGATATAAAAGACGTACCACTAGAAGAAAACATATTCATATTTGCATATAGAATAGGGGATACAACATACTTATGGGATGGAGTAGAGCTTGCTGAAGGTAATAACATACCATTATCAGCTATAAATGAGATTGTAAGTGATAATGCTTACGATGAGCCAATAACAGTAGTAGTTGGGGCTCCAGCTACTACTCGTGAAGTTACTGGACCAGTTACACCTGGAACTATAGTATCTCTTCCAGATGATTCACGTGATGGTGGTGCACCTCAAGGATATGTGGTAGGTAAGGGAGTCTTAGAAATAACGCTTAATGGTATTCTTCTAAAATTAGATACAGACTGGCAAGAGGTTGGAGTTGTTGGTACTATTAGCACAACATTTCAAATAGATATTGCCCTTGTTGTTGGAGATGAATTACAAGTTAGGATTGATACATTTGGTGGTTATATAAATGCAGCTACAGGTGCTAGTCCGATCTATAGCATATCTACTAAAGCTATTAATTATGTAGCTTTACTAACAGATGATATTGTCTTGGTAGATGCCTCAGGTGGAGATGTAACAATAACATTACCATTGGTATCCACAAGTAATGGTAAAAAGTATAGCTTTAAAAAGATAGATGTTTCAGCTTTTAACATGATAATAGATGGCGATGGTGTTGAGACTATAGATGGACAATTAACTCAGAGCATAAACACACAGTATGATGGTCTTACTATTGCATGTGATGGAGCAGCTTGGTATATTATACAGTAAGTTTAAATGTTAATGTATGAAGTAGTATAATGATAATAAGTTATTTTTAGGGAGTAAAGATATGCCCACCTTGATAGACACGCGACAGTCGAGAAATAGAGCGGCATTGAGCAATATTGGTTCAGGCACAGATGCGACATTAGATAGTATACTAGGCTTAATTGATAGTAGCGTCGGTTCAAGTTCAACAAGTAGTGCTCAAGATAGAAGTCTTAAGATGATAAAAGGTGGAACTTGGGAGTGGGATTTAGCTACGACAACCCTATCCTTATCCGCTGATGCTTATATCCAGATACCTAGTCTTGAAGACCAAAGAAATACAATAAGTGCACAGAGTATAAGTCTTACCGCTGATGGTCAAGTTGCTTATGTTCAATTAACAAGAACTGGAACTGGTGCTAATATACTTACAGTTAGTGTAGGCCTTATAAGCGCACTAACATTAACAGATAATATCTTCATTATAGCTAGAAGAACCAATAATGAAATAAACATAGGTAACGCATTTACTTTAAAAGATGGTGAGTTACTAGAATTAGATGGGGCTTTAGCAGAGATAAATAGATATTTTGGACAACTGCAATTAAGAGAACACTTAACTAATAAAAAACGAGTAACTGTAACTAGTGCAGATATAACTAAACTAGATGGAACAATACTTAGTCAAGCTATTAAAAACTTGGTATTAAGCTTTAATGGTGCTGAGATAGACTTCAGTACTGGTAGTATATATGAAAGTGATGGTACTACTCCATTAGGAATAGATTTTACTCTATTTGATTTTACTGCAAAAGCTGACGAGTATTATTACTACTCGGTTACACTATTAGCATCAACTGTAAATGCAGATAACACAATCAATGGTCAGCTGCTGATCATTGGTGCTACTGATAGTGATGCAGTTCTTGCTAATGCACAGAAAGCTGCTTTTGGTAATGGATTACAACTTGGTCAAGTTGTTGTTCAGAATGACAGTGCTACTAGTGTGACTGCTGTTGAAGATATTGCTCAAGTTAATATTAAGCAGCTTGGAGTTGGTGGTGGTTCTGGTGGCGGCGCAGGTGATGCAAGTGTCTTCACATACAGAGTAGAAGATAGACTTATTAGCTCTTACTGGGAATATGTAACACCTATAGTATTCTCTACAGATGAAGATAGCCTAATAGATGTATCCTCAACTGCAACATATGATATTCCAAATGGTGTATATAATTTTGAAAATATTGGAGATATACTCTTAAGCAAGAATCTATTTGATGCTCAATTCTTAGCAGAGAATGTAGAGGTAAAAGCTATAGAGCTTCACACTAAGTGGTTAGATGATGCCACACTAGACGAAGCAGCAACTGTTGAAGTTGCATTAGATGGAACGAATTATCAGACAATCACTATGGAAAGACTTGGACAATCATCCAAAATGATTTCTCTCGGCGCTACAGGAAACGAGAGGGTCGAAATGGATGATCCTATCTCTATCTCTCTATTATCAGATATAACAGAAACTGGTAGTATTACATTTGATGCAACACATGAACAAATAGGTATTAAATTCAGTATTCTGGCTGGTGAAAAAGCAAAGGTAACTGCAGTATTAGCCAAGTTAAATAAATTAGGTGCTCCTTTAGGTAACCTAAGGGCAAATATATTAAACGATAATGGCTCTGGTACAGCACCTGGAACTGAGATATTATATTCAAGTGCATTTGAGCCAGTTGCAGGCATAGCAATTGGTGATTTTGATTACTCAAATGACTCTGGAAAGATACTTACTGAAGGAGATTACTGGTTTGTTGTTGAGGTTGATACAGATTATTTAGCATCTACTGACGGTTCTAATAAAATCAGTTGGAGAACAAATGTCAACTATGATTCTGTCGGATATAACGGAACAATATGGAGTGCTCAAGTAGGCATTGGTCCTGCGATGACTATTAGTGGCTGGGAATATGACCTAAGATTGAGAATTACTAGTAGTGCAATCGATAGGTCATTAGAAGCAATTGCACTATTTTATGCAGAAGAATTAGACCAAGCGGTTACAGGGTATAAAGAACAGCAGGTTTTCCAATTTTCAGGTGATTTGAATAAGACTCAATTTGAGATAACAAACTTCTTACCTAATCCTGAGACTATGTTGGCATTAGACATTAATACTGGTCAAGTTTATTCTTACCCAGCCTTTAGCATTGATGGTAGGTTTATTAACTTTCCAAGTGGAATGTTTAATATCGCTGGTGAAAATGTAATAGTAAAGTTTATTCAATATCATGGTTCTTACGATAACAGTGACTCTAATGCTAATCTTTTAGCTACAAATCACTTGGGTAGTAGTGATACTAGCTTAGATAAATCAATCGCTGGTCGAGGCATTATACTGCGACAAGAAACTAATAGTATTCTTAAAGAGGTCGCTCTTGACGAGAACGGTTTTATTCAAATTTTAAGTGTTTAAGGAATAAAAATGGCAATTAGAAAATTAAAATCACCATTTGATAGTTATGTCCAGCACGTCGGAGAGACGGCCCCTCATACAGAAATAGTGAACAGAGCAAAAGTTAGTCGTTCGTTCCAAGCAATAATGGGAACAGAACGAATAATGATTCCTGCTATTTTTAAAGTTTCTAATGAATCAGGGCCTAACGGTGAAGAGGTTTTTGAAACTGATGAAGCTGATAATCGAATTAGATTTGTAGGTTCGTGGGCGAACCAAAGTGGTTCCATAGGAAATCTTGCAATATCAGCTACAGTTGGTAGTTTTATCGAAGTTTCTTTTTACGGGACAGGTGTAAACATTTTAACTTGTTTTGACACAGACCCATTGGATGTTAGAACGACATTGGATGGTGGAGTAGAAAGTGGCGATATTATGCCAACGGGTTCAAGCATCCTTATAACTAGAAACTATAATGCAAACCAAATATTAAGTTTGTCCAGTGGTGGAACGCTAGGATGGCATACCATAAAAATAAGGCAAAATTCCGCTCATGCTTTTAGAGTTTACGGTTTTGAAATTTTAAATGAGTCTGATGATATAACTGTTTGTGCTGGTAAAGGTCATGCTAATGGTTATGAAGTATCAAGTGATGTTGACGTAGTTGTTGGTAAATATAATACAGGCTTTGAAAATGTGGAAGATATTGATGTAGGTACAAAGGGTGGTAGAGTCGTCGTATATACTGACCCAAAAGATGGTATTACAAAAAAGGCATTAACTAAAGTTGATGATACCGCTAAATACTTAACGAATACCGACCATTCAAACGAAAGTGTTAAAAGAATAATTAATTGGAGAGAGTTTGGAAGAAATAGGGCAGATGATTTTAGTACATTGGTTGGTTCAAATTCTAATAGAGCATTTACATTAGACGATGGAACAACAACTTTAGTTGGCAGTAGTGTTTTCAACGGTGCAACAGATGAACTTCTGGCCAATGCTTTAAATGCTTACTTCACTATAACATTTGTGGGAACAGGATTAGACATTTCGTGGTGGTCAACTGGGGCAACTGGCTCATTAGACCAAACAGAGATATTCGTTGATGGTGTTAGTCAAGGTTTTATGAGTCAATCAAATCCCGTACCGTCTACATGGAAAACAGAAAAAATTTGTTCTGGATTACCAGATGGAACTCACACCATTAAATTTAATAATTCTGTTGATTCAGGTGATAGATATTTCGGTGATTTCATTATTTACCAACCTAAAAAACCGGTTATCCCAAGTGGTGCAATTGTTCATGGTGAATATAGTTTATTAGCAGATTATGTAGCAAACACTGTTGCTAATGTGAACACAATGTCAACTGGTGTAATTAGAAAACAAAATACTAGAGAATGGATTTATGTTGGAACTGGTTTAACAACTGCTCAAAGTTCTGCCACCCCAAGTGGTTTTGATATTAATATAAATATAATCAACTCTTATTTCGAGTATACCTTTTTTGGAACAGGGTTTGACTTTAGATTTTTTTCTGCAACAGCAACACCTGCTACAGTACAAGTCACACTCGATGGTGCAATAACAGACTTTTCAAGTTATATATCTTCTCTTTATGGTGACGGCTCTAGTTCGTGGGTGGCCAATACAGGTGTACTCGACACTACAGCATCAACAAACACGCACGGTGCCGGATTAGTAGTGTCTGGTTTACCGCTTGGATTGCATACAATAAGATTTGAAAAAATTAATTCTGGTGTTTTTAGAGTTCAAGCCTTTGACATTATCACTCCAATTTATAACATGGACACATACGATGGCAGTATGGGAATAAAAGATTCAAGAAATTTTAATCCAACAAAGACTTTAAATCGTAGAACAAATAGAGAATTTGAAAGTTTTTTGAGCTACGATCAGGCAATAGCTAATGGGATAAATAAATCAAAAAATATTTCTCAAGTTATTCCGCTATCTGCTGGAAACTGTAATGTGTATTTAAAAAGACCTTATGTTGACAGAGAAATAGTCGCAACTGGCTCACATGGACATGAGGGTGGTATTCAAATTCATGCGGGTGGGACCACAACATTTAAAGAAAAAAGTGTAATAAATGTAATCACTAATAACTCTATTGGTACAAATATTAGTACATTTTTTTCTATAAATCTTAAAGCCGAATTAGAGCAAGATTTTTTAGAGGAAGGTAATGAATAATGCAATTTTTAAAATATCGAGCAGATGTTTCAGAGAAGTTACTCCAAATAGGAAAAATAAGTTTTTTTGGACACGAAACAGCAGAAGCATCTAAATTTTTGCCATGTGATGGAAGTGCTGTTTCTAGAGCAACTCATGCGAAATTATTTGCAAAGATTGGAACATCATGGGGAATTGGAGATGGCTCAACCACTTTTAATTTACCAGATATGCGAGGACAAGTTCCAAGAGGTAAAGATGGTGGGGCAGGTATTGACCCAGATGCTGGAAGTAGAACAGCTAATAATGGTGGAAATTCTGGCGATGCTATTGGTTCGTATCAAGCAGATGCTTTTCAAAATTGGCATTTAGGTGGTGTTTTATCTGGGAATACTTATTTCGGTCGTATAAATAGTGTTAATTATACAAACAACGAACAAGCATTGACTAATTATGGTTCTATTCGTTTTGCAACTGGCTGGCAAGGGCTAGCGGAGGGGTTAAGGCCACTAAATGATGGAACAAACGGGGAACCAAGAACCTCTGCTGAATCAAGAATGAAAAATGCCAATGTAGCTTTTTATATAAGATATGAAATATAGGAATTAAAATATGAGTGTTAATGTAAAAGAATCAATCTCAATTAGAAAAAAAGACTTAGTCCATTCTAAATTGAATAGGATCACTGGTGCTAAGACTGTGAGGTTTTATCATAAGGCGACCGCAGGACAGGTTACAATTGATTTGAACAATCTTTCGTTCCCTAGTGCTGAGTTACCTTCGACCTCGAATCCTTCTCCGGGTGAAATAGCTCAGATGAGATTAAGTTTAACCAAGAAAAACTTTAGACTCTTCTCTTTATTGGAAGGCGAACTCATCCAGCACGATTCGTTCCAAATCAGAGACAATT